CTTGCCGAGGTAGTCGTAGCACAGGGCATTCAGGCTGTAGCTGAAGCGGTTTTCATCCAGCAACGCTGCCATGACCATCGTATCGACTATATCGCCGTGAACCTCCACTCCCATCGCTTTCAGCCAGCCCAGATCGTAAGGCGCGTTGTGCATTATCTTTATCGACTCCGTTTGCATCTGCTTTTTCAGCCAACGCATGACAATGCCTTTATCCAGATTGCCGCCGCCGTGGTGCCCGATTGGGTAGTAGTCTTCCCAACCCTCGCCTGCTACGGCAATGCCCACTACGTCGCCATCTTTTCTAGGCCAGCCAGGGCCGTTTTGCTTGAGGTTCGGGTCGCGTGTCTCGAGGTCGATGGCTATTTCTTTGTATCCAGAGAGATCCCTCAATTCAAAAGGCGGGGTCCATTCAGAAGTTGGCGTAAACAAGGGGAACTGGAGCCTAGTTTCTTTTTGCATTCTCGTATTCCATTAGTATTTCGACATAGTGTTTGATCTTTTTAAGATCCTGTATGCCTCCCTTTTCACGCCATCGGGTGATGTACTTGACAATGTTCCCTTCGATAAACGGTAGCTCGTTCGCCAAAATGTAAGTAATCGGTTGGATTTTCTGCTTTTTATAGTGTTCGCCTGCCACTTGCTCCTCCAATGCTTTCATATTGCGTAACTCCGGCTGTAGTTCTCAGGTTCCATGATAAATAGGTTTTGCTTAGATCGTGTCACGGCTACATAGAAAACACGATGGATAGAGTCTGCGTCTCGCTCCATCGATTCTTCAGCGGCCACGGTCAAATCTGTATACAACACTACGTTGTCAGCTTCACCACCTTTTGCACCGTGTATAGTGCTCAGTTTTATCCGAGGCGGTTGCGTGAGGTCTTCGCCCCTTCTCACCAACGAGTTGATATATGCAACATCAACAGAAGGTATCTTGTCTAACGCCTCTTGCCAGGACATGTCTTGAGTCACCAACAGACCGTGATGATCACGTAGTTCCTCAAACGTGAAGGTGTCTTCTTCATCCCCAATTATTTTCTTGTGACCCCTAGCTATGCGAACACCGTTGCCCGTCATGTAGCTGTACAGGGTCTTGACCAAATCAAAAATCACTGGCTTGCCTTGCTGTAAAAGTCTCCAAGCCTCCAAAGCTTGACGGACTTTCAAACGAACACTATGTTTGCCGCCTGAGTGCTCATAAAAAAAACCTTGTGACTTCAAGAAGTTTTGTGCGCCTGCCAGATGAAACTTAGCTTGAGCTAGAAACAACCAGCTACCCTGCTCCAAGTTCAGTTCTTCGAACCCAGTAATGCGTTTTGTCATGCCCTCTTCCTGTTTTGGAAGATACTGCTTCGGGAAACGGTGAGACATCCGAGAGGATATATTCTCTGCGATTCTGTGGATCAGACGTGGCACTCGGTAGCTTTGCTTCAAAACTTCACTGCTGCCGTTCAAGTTAATGAAGTGATCCACGTCAGCACCAGACCATTTGTATATCGCTTGATCGTCATCCCCCGCACAATACATCCGAGTGGATTTCTTTTCGATAGCGTGAGCAATGTCCCACTGCAGTGGACTGAGATCCTGTGCCTCGTCGATCATAGCCAAATCAAACTCTGGACAAGTCTCGTGGGCCGAGTTTGCAAATAATTCGAGCATGTCAGTGTAATCGTATAAATTGTGCTCTTTTTTGTACTGAGCCAAGGACCGTGCCACGTAATCCACTTCTACCCACGTATATTCTAAGTCACTAAGATTGTATTCCGATTTCAAAGGTGTTTTCTTGAGTCTGGACAGCGTGATCAAGCGTAGTATAGGTGACTCTTTCCGCAAGCTGTTACTCAAGTCTTCTTCGACCTCGTACATCTTGGTCTCACCGCTTACCAAAGATATTCCAATCTTTCTTTCAACTTCTTGGTAATGAACCGCTGTCATCAACTGCTCACTCTTCAAACCGGTCAAAAAAAACGCCAAGGAGTGAATTGTCCGAAAATATGGAAGATCTGCTCGAGGATCTAGCCCAAAACGCTCTGAGGCCCTCTCTTTTGCCTCTGAGGCGGCTTTTCTAGTAAAAGCGAAGAATGCTATACGGTGCGGCGGAACGCCGTCAGCAAGCGCACGATCAACGAGATTCAGTAACGTGGTAGTTTTCCCGCAACCTGGTGGTCCAAATATTCGCAACATTAGAAGGGGATCTCTTCATCGCTGGTAAACTTGGGGGCCTCAACCGCTGCTTCGTTTCTTTCAAAGGCTGGTATACGCCAAAGCCTTGTGCTCTTACCTTGTATTTTCAAAATCGCAGCATGACCATTTAAATCTCGTAACCGTTGTGCAAGCTGGTGTGTTTTAAAGTGTTTGAAGTTTGCTTTCACCAAGTGTGACTCCAAATCTTTCAATCTGAAATAGGTCTCTCCCCGCTCCGAGTCGGTCCAAGGTCTTTTCAATAATATCTGTTCCCGCTCCTCTGCGGCTTGGTGTCCCGTACAAAAATCTTCTAAATGCTCATTGAACTGACCCGTAATCGATACATCTTCTGAAACTTCGATGATAGACCCTTCTGTCTCTGACATTTCATTCAACAACCCGTTTATACGAGTCTCCCAAAAATCTTTCTTCAAGGTCCGTGGCAAAAAGTTCAACTGCTCAACACAAGCTCTTTGAAAAGCGGCTTGGTTCAACAAATCATCTGTCTGCATCTCGAGAGGCTGACCCATGACATCCAAAAACCAAACTGGCGGTATGCTGTTGTACTTTCTGAGATTAGCTATCTGTACCCCTGTCACCACGCCCTCTATGCCAAATTTGCGGGTCATGCACAGCTCTCGGTTGCAAACTGAATTGATGGGGGCATCGGAGCACTTGTAAGCGTAATCTTTGCGCTCTAGCTGCCTAGCTACCGTATTGACCTCACCCAAGGGCAATGGCGGGTGAATAAACTTCATATTGTGGGTAAGGATCTCTGACTCCCACGTATCGGGATATGCCTTGCGAAGATACACACCAAGATTGAAAAGGCCGTTATTTCGTGCCCCCTCTGGAATGCCGTTCTTACAAAGCATTTGCAAACAGGGCGGTCCATCTTTGAGTGGCAGGTCAGGATCTTCTTCTACTTGTAAAGCCAAAACCTGCTCATGCGTCTGCACATTTTCATCATACAGATCAAAAAATTCTTCTATCGTTGCGGCGGTGCCGTCTTTGTTGAAAGCGTATCTGAGACCATTTTCGCTATCAAAATATGGTGTATTCAGAAAGTTCCCTACATCTCCTCTCTCAAGATGCAGAACTATTTGTTTTGGGAATATTTCACAAGCCCCGTACCCAAGCGAGACCGCTAGTCTTTTCAAAGTATCCTGCATATCTTTTGCAGGTATAAAATCCTGTACGAATAAAAAAACGTGAGCACCACCGCTCTTACTGCGACAGACAACCAAAGGCAGTTTGGCTGCTTGCAGCTTTTCTATCAGTGCTTGATGGTCAAAGTTGTATTCGTCAATGTCGATACAGCCCCATTTACAGGCGTTCGACTCGTTGATGGGTATGATCCCGATAGATTGTTTACCGGCTAGATGCGCTTCCCAAAGCTCCGTGGTCCGTGGTTCTTTGACTACGGTTGCTTTGCCGGTTGCTTTGCCTTTAGGGTCCCTACCATTTATCTTGTAAGTGCCGTATGCGGCTTGCAACCCATCGAAAATGTTGCTGAATTTTTCTATCATTGAGTTTCCAAGGTCCGGGTGGACCAGCAGTCGAGAACGATTTTGCTGGTCCTTTCGACACCGGACTGCCGATTGCGGTTAGAAAGGTTCTGCGCCCCTTTCCGTGGTTGTCTCTTGTTCATGCTTAACCGTTACGTCACCACTAGCTATGGATTCGTAAAACGCTTTAGCAGAACGATAGACGTTAGCGTCCTCGACTACCCCGTCCAGTTCGATATTCCATCCGTGCCAGCTTCCCTTGTCGTTCTTTTCAGACGACGTAGAAAGCTTGTACACATGACTGAATCGCGGGGGCTGGAAACTCTCACCCTTTGCGTTCGTCATGGTTCTGGATGCAATCATCGAGTTCCACTTTCGGGACTTCTTCAACTGCGTAGACTTCATAGAAATCAATGCAGTATTTGCGGAACCATCATCCTCTAGGATGACCACGTAGTGTTGATGGGTTTCATCAATATATGACCCATCCCCGCCAACGACATAATCTTTATTGTCGTTGTCGTCCCTTTTGGTCTCAGGTCTCTGATCACCTGGTCCAAAAATATTGAGAGGTGCGCCCGTGCCACTGCCTCTAGGTGCCCAATGCAAAAACCTACGCTCGTAATGAGCGGGTATGACTCTGACACCGTTCTTGCCACTGTAGACCATGCCGGTCACTGTGTTATACAGATCACCAGGCTTTGCATCGATATCGCCCTCTTGGATGAGTGGGTCTAACGCCGACAAAACCTTCAGAAACGGTAATGCCAGATCGTCCTGATCCATTGACATACCAGCCCCAGCATCTTGTTCGAAGAAGCTGTCGAGTGTTGCCACGTCGCCGCCCTTCTTTTCAGTCACTTCTTTTTCAGCCATTTTCGTTCCTCTTGATTTCAGCCCTTTGTCCAACCCAGACTCCGAACAAATCCATGTCCAGTTCCTTCCCATCTTCGATACGACTCTTCACCCATGATCTCAAGGTGCCAGGATGTATCGATGAGTCCTGCTGTGGCATCAATTGGCGTTTCATAAGATCGTCTACCAAAGCGTTTGCTTCGTTATCCTGTTCTTTGTTGAATCGCACAGTCACAGTGTTTTTGATGATGTCGGATTCGTTTCTCACCCGTAGCCACTCATAAGCCTCATCCTGTTTGTCTTTCGGTATCCGTGCTCCATAAGTTGCCTTGAGACTTACTTGGGAGCCGTCACTCAACGAAAACGAACTCATGTTGAGTTCCTGCATCGCCGCAGGTAACTCTTCGTCAGTGAGTTTCAACAGTTTGGCTTTTGCTTGCTTGAGGTCGGTCTCGAGAGTGTCAACAAGATTCTCTTGAGCAATGATTTGCTCTGCAATCTTTGCTACACTTCCGAGTTCGCCATCTTGAGGGAGATTCAGCGAGCTTTCCGCATCGCCCGACATTTCATCTAACAGGTCATCCATCGCGCTTCCTCTTTCGTTTTATTGTTTCAAGTGTTCTTCAACACTTCCCAAGATAAGACTAATCGCTTAGTATCCCTTATGTCAACATACTGGCAGAAAAAATGTACAACTTCAAAACAAAACCATACGACCACCAACAAGTTGCCTTGGATAAATCGTGGGATAGACCGTGGTATGGGCTTTTCATGGAAATGGGAACAGGTAAAACGAAGGTGGCAATCGACACGATGGGGATGTTGTTTTTGGCCGGAGAAATCAAAGCGGCTTTGATTATTGCGCCCAAAGGTGTTTTTGGTAACTGGTTGCACAAAGAGATACCCCAGCATATGTCTGAGGATGTAAAGACAGATTGTCTGCTCTGGCAGCCCAACACGACTCAGAAGTTCCAGAAACGTCTGATCCAAGTCGCGCGAGGCTCTGGCGATGCACTGCGTATCCTGATAATGAATGTTGAAGCCTTGAGCACAAAGAAAGGCACCTCCGTGGCTAACGACTTTTTGAAACTCAATCCAGATAGTTTCGTGGCAGTAGACGAGAGCACGACGATCAAGAATAGACAGGCACAAAGAACCAAAAACATCATCAAGCTTGGTAAGCAAGCCAAATACAAAAGAATATTGACCGGCTCCCCGATTACAAAAAACCCAATGGATCTCTTCTCGCAGTGTGCGTTTTTGAACAGCAGCATACTTGGATTTGATAGCTACTATGCTTTCCAGGGCAGGTATGCGGTGGTGACGCAGCGAAAGTTCGGCGCACGTAGCTTTCAACAGATTACAGGCTATCGCAACTTAGAGGAACTGAACTGCAAGATCGAAAAACACAGTCACCGTGTATTGAAAGAGGATTGTCTCGATCTACCAGACAAGATTTATATGCAGCGGCAGGTGACACTGACCTCAGAGCAGGAAAACGCATACAAACAAATGAAAGAGTACGCGCTTGCTATGTTGGATCGAGGCGAACTGGCAACGACGCAAAGTGTTTTGACACAGATCCTACGGCTTCAAGAGATTTGTTGTGGGCATCTACGGACAGACGATGGAGAGATTCAGCCCCTCGCAAGCAACAGAATGAATGAAATGCTTGATGTCATCGGGGAAATGATTGGCAAAGTTATTATCTGGGCTTCGTATGTCTACGACATAGAGCAGATTCAAGAAACCCTAGCTGGGAAGTTTGGTGCAGAGTCCGTGGTGACTTTTTACGGGGCCACGCCGCAAGATGAACGGGACAATATTGTAGCGACCTTCCAAGATCCAGACAGCCCAGTGCGGTTTTTTGTAGCCAACCCGAGAACCGGCGGCTTTGGCTTGACACTAACCGCTGCAACCAACGTCCTGTACTACAACAATTCTTACGATCTTGAGATTAGACTACAATCTGAGGACAGAGCACACCGTATCACGCAGAATCATCATGTTTTGTATGTTGATCTGGTCAGCCCAAACACTGTCGACGAAAAAATCATTAAGGCGTTGAAAAGTAAGATAAATATCGCACAACAGGTCCTCGGCGAAGAGGCAAAAGGCTGGCTTATCTAGGCAGTGTAGCTATGCCTTGCGACTCGATAAGTGGTGATATCGGGTCATCTGGATACAGTGCAGCGTACCGTTGTCTGAGGTTTTGTGTGGGGGCTGGCGGCGGAGCAGCCTGACCCATTAGATCAGGGGTCAAAACAGCAGGTTGTGGACCGGGTATAGGCGGAGCGGGGGGCTGCACAGGTCTTTGTGGGACCGGCTCGTCACGAACGTCTCTCTGGGCCTCTAGTCCGGTAGCTCTGATTGGTTTTATGAATCTCCCAGCCTGATAATAATTTTTAACGGAGTCAATTGCTTGATCTACGAGACTGCCGTTTTGGGTAATATCCAGATCTCTTTGTAACAAATTCTGTAGTAACGCAGCGTTATCTGGTGCAAGGTGCGCGGCACCGGGTCCTAACGCCTCTTGTAAAATTCTGTTTTTGTGCAATTCGGGCAAAGAACCAATGTATTGACGGATCTTATTGAACACAGCGGGTGCTTGGATACTGCCACCACCGCCAGTAGCTGACGCAAAAGTCGATGCCGCTCGTAAAGTGACATAACTGTTGATCATCTCTTGCATCACGGCATTAAACTCTTGTGGATCTTTGCCTTCTGGATCTAAAGCCGCTTTTTG